TCTCAAGAGACACACTGTGGGCAACATCAGTGCGGACGCACACGAGAGCAAGTGTCTGTCGGGTCAAGAGGAGCCGTCGTACAGGGAGTTCCACACTGCGTTCAATACGGCAGTGGGACTCGACACATATGAATCCACGACACGCAACGTAGACTACCAGATACGTTTGCTGGAGTCCGAGGCCAAGAACCTAGTCACTGGCAAGGGCTTCGATGCGCTGGTCGGCTACTCATTGAGTGGTCGGTGGAACTCAAGTGCAGAGTGGTATCAGGCAGACAACGAGTGCTATGTCAAGGGCAAGCCGAAGTCTGAGTTGGCGAGTACAACCCAATGCCGTAAGGACACACGCATGATTGCTGAACTCAAGGAGGAGTGGCTCAAGAGCCTCCCCCTCACCGGGGAGTTCGGAAGCGACTTCGATTCGGAAGGTGGGAACACCATGCTCGGGGTCAGGAACTGCGTGACGTGGGCCATGAATGCTGATCTGAAACTGACCGGCATGGACACTGGGTCCAGGTTCAGCGAGACGATGAGCAATGGTCGGTCTGATAGGGCCAAGGTGTACGTCCGCATGGACAAGGCACGGACGGTGCTTGACAGCCGCCGCCAGTCGGAGTTCGACGTGGTCCGCACGGTTCCAGACCAAGAGACGGCAGAGACGGTGTGCATTCAGTATGGCACATCACTGAACTGATTGTCGAGAACGGGTGCGCTAGTCCATGCTGGCGTAGTACCGTTTGTGGGAGATAGGCTACCCGCACTGATGAGACAGCCTTAGAAGGAGAGAGAGTATGAGCGTGCCAATACTGCATGTCCCTGGCCTGGAGAGATCCAATGGACAGTCATTCAACTTGGTAAACCTGTTCGGTGAGTCAACCAAGACAAAGAAGATGTCGGAGGAGTTGGGCTTCAAGTCAATGGTTCAGTTCCTGTCACCTCACCGTATGGTGGGAGAGATTGCAGCCACCGAAGAGGGGCAGTTGATCCTCGACGCAGTAGAGCGTAAGTTCCATGTGTATGGGCTGCTAGGTGCAAGGGTGCGCAAGCACAACAGTTGCCCCAAGGCAGACAAATGCACGGAGTCATGCTTGGCTGTGTATGCAGGACACCTGCGTTTCAGGGACTGCCAGTTGTATGAGTTCGCCAAGACCCTGATGTTCTTGGCAGACAGGGTGTGGTACACGAAGAGGTTACTTGAAGAGGTGCTGCACTTGGCGTTTAGTCAGGCACTGCGCCTTGCAGTGAGGCTGAACGGTGGCAGTGACATACGTTGGGAAAAGTACCTCGTTGAGGGCGGCAAGAACATGTTCGAGTTGTCTGACACCGAGTGGGTGCAGTACTATGACTACACGAAGGTGCCAAGTCGTATGTTTGAGTACCTTGACGGACACATGGGGTTCCCAAAGAACTACCACCTCACATTCAGCAGGGGTAGCGACAACTGGGATACATGCCTTGACGTGCTTGACAAGGGTGGTAACGTGGCTGTTGTGACACGCAACACCCCAAGGTGTGGACATGATTGGTTCGACCACCCCAATGGTAAGAAATGTGAGTTGATAAACGGAGACGACCACGACTTCAGGTTCTTGGATAAGCGAGGCGGACACATAGTGGTACTCACCCCGAAGGGGAAAGAGGCGAAGGCAGATACGAGTGGATTCGTGTTGGATACACTGCATGACCTTGACGCACACCCGGTTGGTTACTAACATACAAACAATGAGAGAGAGAGTGTGATACGATAGAGACATGTCGTTACCCAGAGAGGATTGGGTTGGCTGGGGCCGCATCGGAAGAATATCTAGCACCCCACCACCACCCCACAAGACGATGCATCTAGCGTGGATATGCATGTGCCCGTTTAGGGTAGCACGTATGTCTCTTCGTTTGAGTCAGGAGCAGTTGTCGGCCATGATTGGCATGAGCCGGGGATACTACTCAAGTGTGGAATCAGGGCATAAGAGAACCACGACAAAACTAACCAGGCTGGTGGCGCAAGCAACGCTTGAAGATCCGGTCAAACTGATGAGGGAGTATGAGATATGGAGAGGTCTGAAACCGTGACCGAAGAAATGCCAGCGGCACCTGATGCCGAGGATCTTGGTGTTCCGAGTGACGTGTTAGACATTGTGCTTTCGGTGCTTTCAAAGAATGGCGGCGGGTCCGTCACGAAGGAGGCACGGGAGAAGTTAGAGGCTGACGTTACACGCAAGTTGTTCGTTCAGTTCAACCCGATACGTGTGCTGCGTATGCGTGGTGTGATCTCGCAGAAGGTTCTCGCAGAGGATTCCGATTGCTCACACGTGACGCTTGGTCAGTTCGAGTGTGGCAAGTCGCTGCCAAGGATCGGCCAACTGTACTGCATTGCGGCTGCGTTGGGTGAAGACCCTGCGACACTGGCGTTCAAGTACATGTCGTGGTACGCACACCTCACTGAGAACACGTTCAGTGAGTACATGAGTGAGCCGTACACTGAGGGTGGCACTTAATGGTGGTGCTGTGCATTATGGCTGCCTTGGTGTGCATGACTGTCTCTAACATGAGTGGTCTTGTGTTCCCCAGTGCGTGGTTCTCGATTGCTGCCTACTTGGGGATAGCATTCGTAGTGATGACAACTGTACTAATACTAACGAAGCGAGGTTGATTCATGGGGTTAACTCCGGCGCACGAAGCACGACGTAAGCGTTACCTTGGTGCGTCGGATGTCCCCGCCGTCTTGGGCGTTAGCCCGTTCAAGACTGCTGCGGATGTCTACTACTCCAAGACCAGTGTGTTCGAGGCTTCCAATGAGAAGGTGCCAGACGCTATCAGGTCGGGCAACTTGTTGGAGGTGAGCGTGCTTGACTATGCAGAAGGATTGCTTGGCAAGATAAAGCGCAATCAGTTTCGTGTACACCCTGAACTCAAGTGGGCCAGCGCAACCATGGACGCTGTGCTGGTTGACAAGGACGAGGGTGTAGAGGCGAAGACAACTAGCAAGACAGACGATTGGGGCGACGAGGGCACCGACCAGATACCACTCACATACCTTGCTCAAGTCCAGTGGCAAATGTATGTCACGGGATTTGACAGGGTGTGGGTGCCTGTGCTAATGCCTGACTTTGTTCTAAAGTTCAAGTTGTATGTTGTCGAGAGGGACCAGGACATTATCGACCAGATCGTGGACACTTGTACTACATTCTGGGAGGGCAACGTGCTGGCTGGTGTGTGCCCTGAGGGCTGCCTACCTGCCCAACGCACACTGAAGCGGCTGAAGCGTGTGCCCTCCAAGGTTGTCGAGGTTGACAGCGTGCTTGTAAAGGAGTACGAGTCAGCCCGCAAGGTGTCAGCGGAGGCGAAGGGCGTTGAGAAGGAGGCAAGAGTTAGATTGATACAGGCTCTAGGTGACGGCGAGGTTGGGACATACAATGGCGGTCATGTAGAGTACTCACTCCGAACCCGCAAGGGGGTAGGTGGTGCGCCAGATACAAACTACAGAATGCTAAAAGTAAGGGAGTCCCACGATGGATCAACTTAGCAGACGTGAAGAGGTACTGAAAGCCTTCCGTGAAATGGACGCTGAGGCTGCGCTAGACGCTGCCGTTGACGCTGCCATTGGTGGCGAAGGACAAACCAAATCGCCGGGAGGCTGGACACCCACCATGCCAGACGACTGTGAATCGGACTGCGTTATGGTTGGGCTATTACTTACTACTACATGGATGGGAGAAGAGTACGTTGAAATGGGGTGCGAGACACGTGTCCCATTGAAGGGTAGGTCTAACGAAGACCTAATGAAGCACATAAACAAGACGGTATACAACACGCTGAACATTCTGTTGCGTGAGACTGTCATAGAACTGGGAGAGAGGTTCGAGCATGAGCGGAACAGAGAAGCCGACGAAGACAACGAAGGCAACGAAGACGGCGAAGCCGAAGGAGTTTAGCCACGAGACACTGGACGTAGCCATGGTGGCAGCACAGTCTGAGTTGCGTAACACCAAGAAGGACAGTGTGAACCCGCACTTCAAGTCCAGGTACACGCAACTATCCACGCTGCTTGAGGACATTGAGCCGATACTAAACAAGCACGGGCTGTACGTAACCACGACTTGTCGTATCCAGTGGCAGATGAGTGAGCGTGCAAGCACTGTGTCCGACGAGGGTGGGGTTACTACGTCCACGTTTGCTGGGCATGTGCTGTGTTGTGCAGTTGTACACGGCGGCACTGGCTTTTCAAGGTCAAGTGAGGCGTTCGTTGAGCCTCAGAAGGGGCCACAACCGTTCGGTGCCTACATGACATACATGCGTAGGTATCTAATACAGGGGCTAGTCGGTGTTGCCGAGGGCAATGACGACGATGGCGAGTCCCAGCAGGAGCAGTACCGCAAGCAGGGATCTGACCGTGTTGGTGCTGGCTCTGGCAATGGACAGTTGAGGTCTGCTGTTGGTACTGGCCGAAGGGGCAGGTGATCTTCGATACCGGGTGCGTGTGGGTTTGAGAGAGTGTGGTGACCTGGGGGTTTTTACCTCTGGGTCACCATACCCGGTACTACTGCTATGCCATGACACTCCCATTACAACTCCTCCCTCAACTTGAACACGCCCTCGTTGAGGACGAAGATAGTTGCAGCCCCGCCCCCTAAATCAAACTGTTCGTCTATTGATTGCCAGTACAGTAGGTCTGCTGCTGCTGATGGGCCGTCCCATATACCAATGGCGAGTGGTACTATTGGTGACGCAATCTCATCGACCGCCCATACCATCTCAACTTCGTTAGTGATATACCTGACCCCGTCTGGGTCGATCAGTATGTCTGACCATAGTGGGTCGCCAGCATTGTAGCCCGAAGCCCACTTGCTAGGCCATACCTGTATGCGAGCAGTGTCTGTGGATTCAACGGGGTCTTCCCCCGGCAGGTGGATTCCGCCTGGATCGCCAAACCCTGGGTCAGGTCCAGACCCGTCTGTACCGCCAACCCCCGTGATTAGATTCATCCATGTTGCCTTGTGACCCGACCAGCAACAACCAACCATCATTGTCAGGGTCTTGTCGCATATCCACGTGGACACACTGGACGAGTAACCTTGATTGTCTGTCTTGGTCAGTAGGCCAAGGGAAAACAACCCGCCATAAGCCGACCAGGAGTAAACCACTACAGGTTCAGCGTTGTCCGCAAGTAGGTGCGTACTTGCCATTACCTACGCCGTCCACCCGGACGCTTCTTGGCCTTCTTCTTTGCTTTCTTCGAGGGCTTCTTTTTATAGGCCATTACCTACTACACCCGCCTTCTTCTAGGAACACCCATCTTCGAGCGTCTGACCTTCTTCTTGGTCTTCTTCTTGGTCTTCTTCTTGGAGGGGCCAAGGTCGAGCAATGGTCCTTCCTGCTCAAGGCGAGTGAGTGGTCTAGTCGATCCTGCGCTGCTTACCGCCTGACCCAGTTCGATACCCATGTTCCTGGCCCTACCCCAGTACTTACCTATGTCCTTCTGTCTGGCTCCTGCTGCGCTTGGCGAATCGTTGTGTCTCAGTCGTCCTTCACCAGTTATGCCCATTGGGCCGTGGAATCCCTCCCCAAGTGCCGCTCCTTTGACAAAACCACCTGTTGTACGCCGATCTCTTTCTTTTTTCTGTATCTTTGTCCTCGTCTTCTTCGGTGCTTGTTTCTTCGTGGCCTTTTTCGTGACCTTTTTCGTGACCTTCTTATTGGCCTTCTTCTTAGCCATCACTCACCTGCTTTCTTCTTCTTGCGTGAACGGAACACCCATGTCCCAGCCACAGCAGTGAACCCACCAGCCACCGCAGTTAGCAGTGTGTTCCAAGGCTCTGGTAGCAGCGGTGCAAGGCGTTCAATAACCTCATGGCCCACCGACACCATGTCCCCGCCCGGACCCTCCACGACCACCTGCTCGACCCCTGTGGGCACGCCATCAGGATCGAGGATAACCTCCCTGGTCACCTCACACCCAGCCGTAGCAACGACGAATGCGAGCGACATAACGGCAACCCAGAAGAACCCAATACTACACAACTTCCGATCAATCTTCATTTCCTTGACTCCCAACTGATTTTCTCCTGCATTGCTTCAACCCTTTCCTCTAGTCTAGCCAACGCCTTCGCAACCTGACAGATTGCGCTGCTATTTTCACGTAGTGCTTTCGTCATGGACTCGCTGTGCTTTCCCAGGTGGCGTAAGAATGCCATGACAACTACCAGTATAGCGACACCCCAGGGTGCTTGCAATACCAGTTCCTTGAGCATATCCTCCATGTTACAGCCCTATCTTACGACCAGGGTGCCAGTTGCTGTAGTCCACGTCCAGCCCCACCATGTCGGCAAGCCTATGCTCTGCCCACTTGAAGTTCGAGTAGTAGAAGTCCCGCTGGTCGCCAGCGTCCCGTGACCCGAAGTCGTTGACGAATCTCCTATGAGCGGCCCTGCCCCCAACTATACTGATACCCTGGTTCACAACGGACGTGAAGGGCAGTATGTTATTCAGCGGGGTCAGCCTAGTCCAGGATCGCAGTGCTGCCGGAGAGACTGGCTCGTCTGTGAACAGTGCCTTTATGCCGTTATGGAACGCAATGCCAGCCTCCTCCATCTTACCTGCCGCTGGCCCCAGCACGATCTGCCCGATTGGCCTACTCTGGGATCTACTCAACCCCTTGCCACCGAACGCCACGCTTGGCCCAACCCCTAGCCGCTCGGTAAGGTTCAACAGTTCGCTAAAGATGCCCATCATACCACTCCGGTCAATGGCCTCATACACCAGTTGCGACACGTTATTCCACCACTGCTGCCTACTGTACCGCTCAGGGTTCATTAGTGCGGGGCCGGGATCTACTCCACGTGCTGCGCTAGACCACCAGTAAACCATGGCACCAAGCGTTGACATTGCAGCCATGTGTGCCATGACACGTGGGTCTCCACCGAACACCCGCTGGGCCATTGGTGTTGTGACGTTGACAGTAGCAATCATAAAGAACCGCTTGAACTGTGTAATCATGGCACCTGCGTCCGTGCTGTCTGATAGGCCCGGCACGTTACCAGCGTCTGGTGATATGACAGCAAGATCAGCCATGGTGTGCATTGAACCCTTGAACTCATTGCGTAGTCTGGCTATTTCAGCACCGCTAATACCATCTATAGGCTCCCACAGGTACTCCGCACTCCAGCGGAAGTCCCCGCCGAACGCTGTCTTCTCCACCCTGCCGAACCGATCTGCTAGTATGCTACAACTTATCAGGTCTGCGTCTGTCATACCTGCTCTCCGTATGTACCGCAGATCCCAATCGCTCGGTGTCTTGCCATCCCGCAAGTCTCTACCCATCCGTAGCATGTGATCCATAGAGGCTAGTACATTCACCTCCTTCCAAAACCCATTCCAACGGGTGATGCCTGAGAAGGTAGAGGTTGCTCGTGCTAGGCCAGAGGTTACGTCTGTTATACGCTCGCCTTTGGACTTACCAGTGGCACCAATATCGTGCAGCGGCCTGTTAGGATCAATGGCGTTCATGGCTGTCTGTCTGTAGTTACCTAGCGTGACCTCTACTGCATTCATTGTCCTATCGAAGCCCTGCAACTCTGGGTCGTCAGCCCCCCTCGCCACGATGTTTCCAATGTGTCTCCTGGCAACCTTTGAGAAGGCTACTAGCGAAGGCCCGAACCCGTTGACTGCGGCAGTAGATGCCATGTCTGGTACGCTTGACCTGACCACGGCACCCATGCTCATTGAGTACACCAAGTTACGTACGTTCTTTAGTGCGTGTCGCAGCCATGGTGGGGAGTGCCTGGAAACCTTGTTGTGATTGCCGTGTAGCCGGTCGTGTATGATACGCAAACTCGCTGTCAAGTGAGCCTGTTCCTTGAGTCCCTTCACCCACGTTTCCTTAGTCCGACCAAGGCCACCATGCCTAGCAGCAGCGTCACGGTGAACACCAGCGGCGAGGTGTTCAAGAGAGTTGATGACATCTACTGTGTTTCCGACCTCGTTCAACCCCCTCTTTCGGATAGCAGCAGACTTAGCCACTGCACTATGTATGTTCCCGTGTATCCGTACAGTGCCAGCACCCAGGTAATCGAACCCTTCAAAATCGCCCATCCTTCGTGACTTGAGTTGCTTCCCTAGTGACGTACCGTGTGATGTATTACGGACTATGGGTGGTGAGCCTTCAATGTCGGGTCCAGAGTGGTCACGCACACGCTCAGAGATATGGTACTCGCCCAACTGCCCACCCCTATCCCCTATTTGGGCAGACATTTCGTTTATCTCTTTGGCGTTCTTTTTGATTTCTGAGTGGAGTTTCCCCATGCGAACATCCAGGTCGTCGATCTGGGCTTCGGTCAATAACCCAGGTCCGGCTGGATCATCGAGGCGGTCGGCTGCATCGTCCTGCATCTTGCGGGATAGTTCCCGGTACTTCTTGATCTTCCCCTTGCGTACCCTGCCCATCTCCGTTATGTCATCCACAAACCTGACTAGACCTTCAGGTGTCAGGTCGGTGAGGTCTGACAACTGTGAAGGCATTAGATAGGCATCAGTGACGATCATCTGTATGTCAGTTGACAGTTCTATCTCGTCAAGGATGTCCTCTGATTCTCTCTCAAGTCTTCTCAACGCCGGTATGGATGCCTCGATTGTGTCGGTGGCTGCTGGATCTCTGTGCTGCGTCTCAGTGCCCAGCATCTCCTCCTCGATCTCCTTAGCCCTCCGCATGAGTCTATTCATGTCGTTTATGTACTTCTTCTGGTCTGACCGCCCCAACTTACCAACACTCAGACCCTTTATGCTGTTGTGCTTAGCAAACTGTACCGCTTGCTCACTACCGGAGTGCTTGAGGTATGGCAGTAGCCACCTGTCTGAGATAAGGATCGTCCTGGACTCAGTACCATGGGTACTCGTTGGTGCAGTTGATATGCCAAGCCACGATTGGTCGGTAATAGACAGGGGCGGGTCACCCCACTGGGACGCAATCCCCATGGCCTTCTGCTCATTGGGCCTCAATGCCTCCATCTGCGCTAACTGCTTTGGCAAGTCAGTATTGGTGAGTCTATCCAGCCTAGCCTTCAGCCGCTTCTTGGCCCTCTTCTGGGTTTGAGTTCCGTTCGGGGCAAGCCCCCACTGTTCGTCGGTGGCTGCTATGTCTTCATGTATGCGTTTCAGTTTCATTCCCTCTGGCGTGGTTACGTCTGGATCTTTGGTCTCGTCCCACCCCCTGCCGACCATGTGTTCATGGAACTCCCTCCACCCCCGCATTATACGATCTACAACATCTCTCTGATTCTCTGCGACAAGGCCAGAGTCGAAGATGCGGCTTGTCAGTCTCTCGTTGTAGGCTTCGCTGTAAAACTTACGTATGTCTTCCACCTTGAGCAGCAGCCTCGCCCCCGTGGTGTCCAGGAATATGTCCTCCTGGATGAGTGCGTCTCTATGTAACTGACGGGCCTCTTCTACGTTTCGTAGGTCTACGTCGGTGAGTTCAGGTGCCTCGAACACGTCTGTGCGGTCACTAGCAACGAAGTCAGTGTCGCCTTGAACCCCAAGTTCTTTTGTCTTTATGTGGAAGTCTTTGGGTATGGCTTCGTCTGGTGCCAGGAACTGTTCGGCAAGAGGGAAGAGTTTGTCGAACTCAGCCACCGTGAGAACCCCGCCCTCCTTTACATTCCTCTCTGCGATCTTTTTGTATTCCCATGCAAGTTCATGGGAGGCGATGCCCAGGTGGTTGTGCTGCCTGTCGAGCGAAGTGCCCACACGCTTGCCGCTATCCATTATTACCCCTGTGTTGGTTATCATTAGGCCAGCATACTGGGCACTTGCATTCTCGGAACCCAGTAGCCTTGACCCAGGGGAGAGGAACATCATGGACCTGACTATCTTACCTGCGATTGTCCCAACCCTAGCACCGAACAGTTCTATCATTTCTTGTGGCGCACCTGCCAGCACCATGTCCAGCAACTCTTGCTCCTCACGTGGTAGCAAGATACCTGCCTCAGACCTATCCTCTAACGACTGTCGCAACACACGTGCCCTACTGTTCACCAGCAGTGCGGCGTTGGCAAGTTGTGCTGGGTCGTTAGGGTCGATCACGTTGTTGGCTATGGCGTTACGCAGGGCAATGTCAGATGGGGAGGTCAGCCGGTTCCTCTGTAGTATCTGGCTAAACGCAGCACGTACTTCCGGTGTCATAACGCCAGTCATGTCCCTACCGGGGTGTGTCTCCACAATCCTGAACAACCTGCGAATGAAGCGCATCAACTTCTCAAACACCGTATACATCTCAACGTCAGCGGCACGGTTGTTGTCAGCGAAGTCTATGAACGCCTTTACTAACCGTTCACGCCCCTCAACAGAGGTTCTATCGCCAGCGAAGCGGTCGAGTGAGTCAATCATTTCGTCAGTGACACCACCACGCAGTTCCAACGGGATTGTCTTCTTGAGGAGGCTCACGTCTACATGGTGGAACACCTCCTCCAGTGCGTCCTTGGCGTTGGGGTTCTTCATGGCGATTATGATGTTGCCTATTGTCTCATCAAACCTGAGCAACGCACGGACTTCCCCGTCACGTTCGGAGAAGAGGTCGTTTTTCCGACCGATGAGCCTCGTACGGATTACGGCAGGTTGAGTATGGAACTTGCGAGCATTGATCCCCGTTGACACGTTTGTTTTGGTCTCTGCATTGAACCGCTCTACTTGCACCGACTCGGACTCCGGGCTTAAGTACCTATCATTCTGGGCGTTGCTTCTCATGGAATCTTCGGTTCGGGCAGTGTCGTGCCTTGTTTCGGGATCGCCTACTTTCCTTGCTTTTCGCAAAGGTCTGCTGGTCTTAACACTGGACTCAATAGCACCCTCACGCATGTTTACTGATTCATGCCACGCCCGGTACTTACGCCTTTGGTTATCAGCAACTTGACTGGAGTATATAGCCAGCCTCTTCATCCTCTTGGTGATCTTTGCGTAATGCACCTTTGGCCCGACAGGCTCTACCTCTACTCCTTTTATCTTGGCATAGACAGTCTTGGTTCTATACACTAGGTCGTCCATGGTGCGTATGTGGTGCATGCTTAGTATATCTCGCCTCACCTCAGTAAGCACAGCACCAATCCTAGCCGGGTCGTACCCTGGCTTGGCCTTGTCCGTGACCAGTGGAACCCCCTCAAACTCCCAGGAGCCTCTGTTGTATCGCTTATTCAGGACTGGGTCTTCTAGAAGTTTCCTTAGAGAGGCAACGTCGAGGGTAAGGTCTAGGTAGTCCTCTATCGAAGGCTGTTGAATCCCCTTAGAGGATAGTATTCTCCATAAGGACTGGTGCAATGCCCGGACTTCCCTCATTATGTGAGTTGTCGTCCTGTAGTTCTTCTTGCCTGACTTACCCGCTTTGGGTGGTATGGGCAAACCGGCCCAAAGGGCTTCGGGTGTCGTGTAGTGCGCCAGGGTGGCTTCACTAACGTGTCCCCTGAAACTCGAAAGGTCTGCATCGGTCGCAGTCTTAGCGTCTACAAAGATGAACTTGGTCTTGGAAGACCCCGGCGACACTGGCCGTTCGACTGCCCACTTCACGTTCTCAGGTAGTTCGTCCCTCATTCCTCTGAAGTAGGCCGAATCCGGGGACAGGTCATCCGGGAACTTCCCGTCGAAGTACTTGCTGTTCAAGTACTTCTGGTATTTCCTTAGCCTTGGATTAGAGGTCAGGGTTGAGAGTACTGGTGTATCGTCGTTGAACACAGGCTTGTTTTTGGCTAACGTCTCTGCCTCTAGCAAATAGCGAATCAACTCGGGGTCTTCGGTAGTAAGTGTCTTCTCGGGTGCGATTTTACCACTGGCAGGGGTCTTAAACGGTTTCGGAGTGTATGTCATGTCTACGACCCAGAAGCGTTCACCATTAGCCCTCTGGAGTTTCCTCATTTTGATGTTACCCCAAGTCATCTTTATCGCAGCCTTCGCCCGAAGGCTCTGCATGCGTAAGCGTATGTTGATGTCGAGTGATTCCCGGTACTTCGCCACCTCATGCTTATCACCAGAGGATGAGTAGGCTTCCCGCAACTCGTCTAGTTCATCTTTCGCCATGGCACGTAAAGCGTTCGTGTCGTGGCCCGGACCAGCACGAGTTGACGATAGGATCCCGATTGCCTCCCCACTTATATGTTTAGGATCGTAGTACTCAGGTTCTGTCAGCCGCCCTACGTTGTCGTGTATCTGCTGAACTACAGCGGGGACTTGCTTGTAATCAGAATCATCTCTGAGGACTCGGTCTGCTTCGGATGAGTACTCCTGCTTGTAGTTCTCCTCGTAGACTGTTTTCCCCCCACCTATCTGCGCTCTTGGCTCGGCGTGCCCCGTGGCTATGCGTACCACTGTCTCAAAGTACTTCCCGTCTACTATGTCCGGGTCAAGGGAGTTGTACGCTAGGTTCAGGACTGTTCTACGGGTGACATCTAAAGCACTGTTCTGGTGGCTGCTCTTGCCGTCAGGGTAGGCTATCCTCAACCAGTTATCGCTCCTCTTTGATTTCGGCTTGCCAGCAGAGTCAGCCAGCACTTTATCCATGTTGTTCTTATGTGACTTCCACCACGCAACCACCCGATGTTGTGCGGCAGTCGCATTGGTGTTTAGTCCGGGGTCCAATAAATCCCCACCCAACACGCCTCTGCCCTCTAGACTGTAGGGCCGCACCATTAGGGTGCCTTCCCCACCAATGTCCGTGTTCTCAGACGCTCTCTTCTTTATCTCCTTAGCCAAGTGGTAGTACTTACCACCCTCAGGGGATTGGCCGTCCGCTCCAACCTTACCAGCGAAGTAGTCTATCCTGGTCTTCTCCAACTCCTTGTACCTGAGCAGTTGCTTTATGAAGGGTACGTGATGACCTTCCAGTGCGTAAACCCTCTTGATGTGGGCAGGTGTCTTCTTACCCGCCATCGCAGGGACGTGTAAGGTGGCTGACACGATATTGTCGTCACTGTCTCTGGTTATCTTCAAGTCGCTCCACTTGAGCCATCTGATCTCCGCATCCCTGGCACCCGTGTTTATGCCCAGCAGTAACTGCATGCGTGCTTGTAGCCTGGGGAATGCCTCCCAAGAATCGTTGTCTGCCTGTGATACGTTGACACGTCCCGTTTTCTTTTTGATCTTCAATGGATTGGCAGCATCGAAGTCAGCGTCTATGTTTACAGTGTCCATGACTTCCTCTAGATGCTTCTTGTCTAGAACTGCCCGTGTTGTTGTACGACCCGTCATTGGGCTTTCGTGGTCTGCAAACCGCTTCACGATTCTTGGCCTCAACTTCACTGGCGGCGTTGCCCTGCCACCCCTGAGCGTTCGGACGACACCCTCGACTTCACCAGGGTCAGGCAGTATGTGGTCCCCAAGCATGCTGTTGATCTCGCTGGTAGTGCTTCCGTTGGGGTTGGCCCCTTCGATGTCTGTGATTACCTCTTGATGGTGCTTTCCAAGGTGTTCAACCCGTGCCTTCCCCTTGCCGTCAACGAACCCCACGACATATCCGTCCTTGTCCAGGTATATGGACACGCTCTCGTCGGGAGTTGAGCCGAAGAAGTCCTCATGGCTCTCGTTGTTGTGTACCCTTGCCTCGATTACAAGCCTAGCGTCAGCCTTAACGCTTCCTTCTTTGTACTTACTGTGGATGTCTGAGAAACTCAAAGACCCGCTAGTTTCCCAGTTACCCTCCTCGTCCAGGTCTACGCTTGCTCCTTCGCCGGACTCCAACCTGCGGTGCGCAATGTCTTTGGCCCACATGTGGTGGGGATCGTACTCCCCTGATGCATGCTGTGCCACTGCACTGGACTTCAGGCTTACCAACCTAACGTCTCCCCAGTCGGCCCCAGTCGGCAACATGTCGTCGCCCGAATCCTCCAGGAACCTGCCCAACGCTCTACGCATGGAGACTTTGTCTAGTTGTCTCTGTGCATCAGGCGATACGTATCTCTTCCTGTTTGGATCTAGCCGATCCCCGCTCTTTACTGCCCTAGCGGACTGTTCGCTATCAAACCGCTCACGAGCCGCAGTGTCCTTATAGACCACGTCTTCCAGGATTACGACCCTAACGGCTTTACCACCAGCCCCTATCTTCTTCTGCAAGGAGAACCGATACGTTATCTCGGACTCGCCCTTATACCTGTCTAGCGGACTAAGCCCTGGCAATGCACCCTCTTCGGTGGCGAACAACGGGTGGTCGGGGTTGTGCCTGATGGTTACGACGATCTCTCTGCCGCCGGTGGAGATAGGATTCCACCCAACAACCCTTCCATTGTGTTTGGATGTTGCTTCCACAAGTATTGGGCTGCCGCCGTTAGCATCACTGAACAATATCCCCACGTCTCTTACGGAAACCTTCTCCCCCACCTCCCGGACATGTTCCAGGTATGGTTCGAGTATTTCATACTCAGGTGAGTCTGCGCCCAGTTCTTTCCTGAAGTATTCGGTTAGTTTTTCTGGTGTAAGTGGATCGTCCGATGACTTGTCGTTAGCAACGATCTCCTCACGTGACCTACCACGTACAGACAAGAGGTCACCTAACTCGACGTTACCGCTATTCAGAACGACAGCAGTCCGTTCCAGCCTGAAGTTCTCTATCAACCTGCGGGTAGCCTCATGTGCGGGATCGTTGGGGTCAAAGGTGCCACCCGCTGCTTCCCAAGCGGTCTTCATACCCTCCATGGTTAGCCCGTTAGCAATGTAGTTGGTAGCCATACCGTCGATCTGCTCCAACTTCTTGAGCATTATAGATTCCTCAGCGGCATGCAACGCACTGAACACTTCAACCTCTGCCAGCCTCACGCCCTCGTCTGCGTCAATGCTTGCGTCTGTCATCCCCGGCAACCCAGGCTGGTCGCCCTCCTGTAAGATAGGACGATTGAACGAAACCCCATCGGCAGCGTGCCTAGCAGTCATGTTCTTTACCTTGGCATCCCACAGCGTCCACTCTTCACGGGTTAGCGTTGTCCATTCCCATGCTTGCTCAATGGAACTGTCGGGAATCCGCTCCTTTCCCTTGGCCGCCAGCCTATCATTGAGTACGTCCCGCTTATACTTGGACAGTTGTACTCGGTACTCGTCCTTCATCCAGGTGTTTCCTCCAAGATTACTAAGTCCGTGTTGCTCGTAAGCACTCTCTATGAACCCATCCTCCATGCCCGACCTCGACAATGGTGGCATGTGCGACCTCAGGTCTTCTACCGTTGGCACTGGCAGTAGTGGCGACATAGCACCCCCGGTTGCCTCTGTGCCAGCCCTGCGAGCAACAGCCCTTGTGTAGGTGTGGCCCATGTACTCCATACCAGCACCCAGGAAACCACCAAGCACCGTCTCGACCGCCACAGCCTGTATCGCCATTTCGACTGTACGCATCTCCTGGCCTTGCCATAGCAGTGCCTCCCTGGCCGTACCCGAAACCGCACCAGTACCCATGCCAGCGAGGACGATTTTCCCATAGTGCTTTGCACTACCCCCAACAACCTGCCGTGTAATAGCACCCACCCTTACCAACCCGCTAGTCAGGTACAGGTCGGCCCAGGCAGACAGGTCTATTGGTAGAAGCACCAACCCTGAGAGCAGGGCGTAGTACCAAGGGGTTCTTTCCAGTATGCCCCTGTTCTCAGCCTCACTCAGCCAGGATGCGATCATGGTTTTTCGGTGACCCTCTGTCTCTAACTGGCTAACCTGATCGGCAAGGCGTAAGATTGCTATCGTATCGGGGTGGTTCCTCAACTCAACGGGGATACTGTGGAAGGCTTCTTCCATAGACATAGGCTCTGCGTTGGTGTCTCCAAAAAGTCTGGTGACAGTATGCACTGCGTCGTAGTACGCCTCGTCTACAGTCTTCTTGTACTCTTCGACTGTGTGGAATGGGTCAATCGCCGCCATTGGGTAGGTAGCGATTGCAGTCACGATCTTCCCCAAGCCCTTTAGCGTGGGGTTTGTCCCATAAACAAGCGAACTAGCATTCCCAGATAGTATGTCTGTGAACACGTCAACCCCGTAGAGGTCTGTTGCGGCATAGGACCACAACGTATCAAGGAACCCGGAAGAGTTGTCTTTCGGCAGGGTACGCATCATCGCTTCCTCGCCATGGCGAGCAACCCCATTACCCCACTCAAACCTTTGCCTTGGCGTGAATCCAAACGGCTCGTATGGTTCCCCGTTAGGGTCTTGGGTGATCAATACGTGTCCAACTCTTTGATCATGTAGTAGTTATTCTCATACCTACGCATGATCTCCAACCCCCTCCTGAGGCTTTCAAGTGGTATCCACTGATCCTTGCCCTCCGTCTTGAATAGTATGAACGACTCGTCTACAAGTTGCTCACGGGTAAATGCTCTAGATTTTTTCGGGGACATCAACTTGATCTCGGTTGTCCACCCTTTAGCCCTGTAATGCTCTGGAACTGCTGCGTTAGTCTCTATAGCAGTGACCATGCTGCTCCACGATTCTATTTGGTCCCTGAGTAGCATTTCGTTTGCCCTGACCCGTGCCTCTGGGGTCAGTACGTCACCCTTGGTGAGGTGGATCGAGCCTTCCCCCCGAAACAGGTTCATCGGGTTTAGTAAGGCCCAGGGGCTGTCGGTCCCAATGTTGAACCCCATTCCAGTTTCACCTGTACTCCCCAACGCATCGTACGCTACTTGGTATTTGTCTATTCCCGCCAGAACGCCGTGTAGTACATCTTGTAACGGCCCAAGTGCTGTGAGTTCCACGCTCCTCAACTCCTCTTGTTTGGCAGAAAGCCTTTCCGATACTACAGTGGGGTTCACTGAATCTCGGATGCTTTGACCGGGCGGCATCTTCAACGACTTGTTCAGGTTGGAGAACTGAGGGCCATACCACTTTTCAGCGTTATTCCCTACCTGGACGGCTAACCTATCCCACTCGTCCAAGTCTATCCACCCAGGTGGACCGTCAAGGAGGGCCTTCAGATCGAACTCAATCCAAAGAGCGGACATATGGGCAGCACGCTCAACCGGATCTAATGGCACGCCCAGGCGACCGCCGCCACCCGCAAGGAACTGACTCTGGCCTGGATTGGTTTGCTCTTCGTTCATTCTGCGAAGTGTATGGTAAGCAATGAAGTGGTTTAGCCTATCATTCGGCCTCATTTCATACGCTACTGTCCCGTCCCCCAAGATGCTCAAGGCACTAATGGTAACCATGGCATCTTCCGGCGGCATTGGTGGCAGTAGTGACTTGAAGAATGTGTGTGCTGCTGGGTCTGCCATTATCGGCTCCAGAAAGTCAGCCAAACGGTCCCATTGACCTGCACTAACCATATCTTCAAAGAACTTGTGTCGTGCAACTGGCGAAAGTTGCAAGCCAAACACATGCTTGCTGGTGAGTGCGTTATCTATGGCCTTGACACCCTCCGCTGTCAGGTTTTCTATGCTAAACACCTCTGCAAGATTCTTGCCCGATGATGGGAAGAGTTCTATAAGCCAAAGTAGTTGCTGCCTCCCACCCCTTACGTCACTGGAGTACGCCTCCATGAGGACCGCTGCCTCCCTATCGCCTGGGTTGTCCCAGACATGGTCTAAGAGGCGAACGCCATAGTCTTCCCACTGGTCTGCTGTTTCAAATAGCATGTATTTGTGGTCCTCAAGGTACTCCATATCAGTGCCATAAATACGTACGCCACGGGGTCTTGGGGAGATTGCCGATCCAGGTGGTTTTGTATGGTCATACTCCGGTAGTGGTAAGTCGAGCCTTACCCCGACAGCCAAGATGGCTGCTTGAGATTCGTGGAGGTTCTCATTGAAATCGTTCTTCACCCCATTGGGGTACAGTGCCATATGCAACTCTGGGGACATCGACCATACAGAACCGCCGTCTATATCCATCGCATACCCGTCTGCCTCTTTGATTAAGTCCCCACGAGGGTTGGTACTCCCCGTGGTAACAAGGCTTATCATTCTCCCGGCGATTTCGGCGGCATGCTCATCATACCCCTTTGGCTCTACGTATGGAGATTCCATGTAGTCGGTAGATACCTCCCCCACAATCGGGAGGTCTACACCCTCGCTCGTAAACGACTCCAGGTACATGGCTCTAGTGAGTGCCTGACGGTCGCTGGTTTGCCTGTTGGGAAGGGGTACGTATGGCGAAAATGCACCTGGAGCATTCCGTTGTGCAGCCTGGATCTTTATTTCTTCGTCGGTTAGTTCGCCACGCTTTATCATCTCCGCAGTGTTTCGGGCTATCAGCGACTCCCTGCCACGCTCTATCGGAAAGGCGATTGGCTGAAGGATGGCCTGTTCTGCGGCAATCCACGGTATGCTTACAAACCTCCTCATTCCAGTCAGTATGGTCCTTGGGTTTTTCAGGTGGTACAGCAGTTCTTTGCCGGTCTTCTTGATGAGTTTACCAAAAGCCTGTGACCCTGACCATTTACCAGCGGGTGACTTGAAGGCGGCCCCGACAGCCCTGGCAAGAGTGAACACAACATCCTTGGTGTTGCGAAGTCCCGTCAGCGGGTTCACGTTTTTCAACACGCCACCCCTTATGGACTTCCACACCTCTTTCCTTATGATCTTCTTTATTAGCAGGTTTACCCTCTTCTGAGCGTCTTCCACGCCCACTGTACCAGACGCTCTAGCCCGTACAGATAGGGCGGCCATAGCATCCTCTCCAAGTTCCGCTGCGACCTTCTTGCCTAGTGGTGTGTTTGTCAGGAACTCCTTTACTGCACCGGGGGTGGGGTTCCGAACTAGCCAGTCGAGTCTGCTCAACCCATTCTTTAGGAACGTACCCTCTTGACCTGTACCAACAAATGTGTTTATCGCCCTTATAAGCCTACCGTCTTTTGCGCCGTATCGGGCCGCCTGTCCAAGGATTACACCACCTGCGTAAACATGGAGCCAGTCAACTGTCCCCAACTCCCTGTCTTCGGCTCTGGCTGCCTCCATCAGTGCTACCGCACGCTCCTGAACAAACTCCTCCATCTCAGCAATGTATTCCGGGGTGTGCTGCTGCAACGACATGCCTGTACCCGCAAGGAAGTTGGCCTCTGACTCCACAGATTCGGCGAGTCCGAACTGGCGTACTGCCTCGAAGAACGGGAGGCTCGCAAAGTTTGTCTCGAACACGCCGGGTTTAGGTTCACCACTTGCGTTTTGAAGCGCACCCCCTTGCGGCTGGGTTGTTGTACCTTGCGCTCTCGTAGGCGGACCTGCTGGAGTCCTGACCCTACTGGCAGTGGCTGGTCTGTTGCCATCCGGCTCTTGTATACTCCAAGTGCCACCGCCTATAAAGTCATCCCAGTTGCCGTCATCATTTTCTGAGAGTACAAGCAACTGGCCCGGAGATTCTGGCCCCATAAGAATCCTGCCGCCATCTCCAAGTGCAGCGTCTATATCTGCCAACCTGTTTTGAAGGTCTGCCTGTGTGAATGGCCCTTCAAACCCGGCTTCAATACTCGATACGACCAACCTTTGGGTGAACGGAGTCATTGCGGTTAGTTCACGTTCAAGGTGCGTGAAATCAATATTTGCGGGTAACGACTTCCCCCGCATGGCTGCGAGTACACCGCCAGCGTTGTAGATTTCGATTCTGCTAGGCACAATGCTTGCACCACCACCACCACCACCACCTGCTCCTCTACCGCCAGTGGTTGCAGGTGGGACTACCCTATTCCGGAGTTCGTTTAGGACTTCAACCGTCTTCTTAAGTCTGTCTTTGTCTTTCCCGTCGGGTGTCTCCCTATACATGCGTCCCAGGGTCAATGACAGGTCTTTTAGGGTACGAGTAAACGCCCCAGGCACGTCAACCTGATTGTGTTCTCCAAAGGCCTTAGATACTATCTTCGTAATGATATCTGGCCTAATCTCACGTGCAGCCCTTGTAATGTCGGTTAGCATGTTTCGTACTATTATAGACGCATCGCCACGTGTGTAGACTCCTGACACGTAGGCCTCCAGGGCTGGCACAAGTGCCACAATCTCCTGCGCCCACTTTTCGGCACTCCCCGCCAGATATGAGGCATACAAACGATAAGCAGCCAGCGTCTCATCAGTTGAGGACTTAGCCGTTGAAGGTTTGTCTAGTATCGTACTGACCATTTTCGCCCTACCCGATGGCGAGGAGGCGAACTTTTCTGCCCTTCCTTCTGCGTATTTATTAGCGTCGTCCATGGCTGGCTGACTCATGGTATCTTTCGATATCTGGTTAGCCGCTCCAATGTATGCGTCAACGACACCGGAACGGGCTACTATCGGATCATCTTCGTTTAGTCTAGCCTTGACGTACTGAAGAGACTGTAGGTCTACCGCCGGTGCCCGAACAGACCTGTTCCGTATCCCACTGGACTTCGCCCGAAGAATCCTTGCCTCGTCCTCTGGGGTGCCCTCGTCTGACTGCATGCGTGAAAGAGCGTAATCCCTCTCGTTTGTAGCCTCTTCTTCTACCAAGGCCATATACTTAGCCTTTAGTTCTCCCTTATTACCACGCATTGCCGCCCGGTAGAAGAACGGAGCCTGCTTGACAAGATTCTCATAGTCTTCGTCGAACTTCTTTGCCGCTGGAACAAGGTTGGGCTTCAGTGGGACTCCATCTTTATCTACATCGTCAAGATCAGAGCCAGCCGCCTGACCTTGCTCGGCAATGCCTTCCTTACCAAGGAACTCCCCGTCTGGCCCTAGCAGAGCCTTTTGGAGGTGGCCTTCTGCCCCTTTATCTATAATAGCACCAGTAGCAGATACTACTTTGCCTATTGTGCTGATGGTATCGAGTGAATCCTTGTAATCTTGCTCCAAGTCCTTGACCAGAAACTCGTCCTGAGTGTTCACAGCCTCTCGGTAGTCAGGGCCGGTTAGGTTTACCTGTACCATTAGGCGCCCCCCGTCCCAAACATTGCCGGGTTTCTCATCTTATGGTCCTTCGGTAGGCCAGCAAGCATGGCAGCACTTTGATAGATACCTTCCCTAACCATCCCACCACCAACCGCAGCACCAGACCCTGAAGCCCTAGATACGCCACCCCCTTCGTATTTCCCCCCGACTTCTCCAGCCTTCTTCCTTGTGATACGCCCACGCTCGTATGCAGCGGAAAGCATGGTGTCTGCCTTCTGCTTCCTCGCCAACTTCTCGGCCTTCTTACGCTTCTTCTTGGCCCTATGGCCCAGTGCAAATCCAATGAGTGCCCCGAAAGGAGCCACAGACGCCCCAAATACGCTTGCAAACTGTAGGCTCGTGTCTACAGCACCTTCCCATTCTTCAGACATTATCCCTCCGTACTCATATCTATGCTGATTCCAACGATCTCTGCGGGGTACGGACGATCCGTTGACACCTCCACAAGTGGCTGTAGGCCATAAAGGCCAGCAACTGGCACTTCAAACCAGCCCTGCGACAATGGTGGCAGCACCGTACCCGAATCGGTTGTGAAGTTGTTGTCTACCTCGTACCCATTTACCTTCACCCCCCGTGATCCATTGAGGTTAGCCACCACTGAGGATATGTTCTTGGTTCTACCAAGTGTGCTGGGAGTCCTTGGAGTGCCTACGCTTTCAGGCACCCTTGGCTGGACAGCCATGCTGATCTTCTTGCCCACCCGAATAGTATCTGCCGCGGTTGGCAACGCCTCTCCGGTGACTGTAATGGTACTACCCGCTACTGCACCCGTGCAGAGCCACTCGCCACGGTACAGTCCGTCGAGTTTGACAGAAACTGTCTCCCCATCCAGGTGGCTTATCCCCGCTGGCAGGGTTATTACCAGTTCATTCTGTCCATCATCATGATCTGCGGTGGCGGGAGTCACCGCCTCGTCCATGTATATCTGGTCCTCGAACCGTATCAAACGGAACTTGCCAGTATCGTTGAGTGACAGGTAGAAGTCGTCCCCTGTGGTTGGTCGCCCGCTCGCAGGGGGTGTCTCGTTCCTTGAGGGGCACATGGAAGAGCATAGTGGCAACTTCATCCTTGACCACCCATAGAACCCGGCAGTCTCGTTCACACGGCACGCTAAAACCTCCCCGTCTGACAGCCTGACCATTACAACTGGGTCTTCCTCGCCCTCCCATAGGATCATCTCTTCAATGGTGGCAGAGAGGAACAGGTGTTCATGTCCCACCGTTATGTTTTGGCTAGTATACCTCTGGTTGTCAAAGTTGAACTTCATTGCCCGGACAGTCTTCTTGTCCTTCTGAACGAAAAGCAGGATATTACCCACGATAAGCGACTTGATAGAGGACGACCCGTAAGCAGATTGCCTGTCAACGCCCACGCTAAGGGCAGATAATGGGGAACCAGTTATCGAGAACTCCGATGAGTCCGTCCCTACTATCAGATCCTTACCTGAGGCAAGCCAGTTTACCTTACTACCACGCAGGTCGTTCACTATGAAGTGGATACCGCTAGAAGCGTCTGCACCTAGCGCAAAGTTCTCCGGGTCTCCACCAATGCTGCCAACAACAACACTCTTTGCGTCACGAAAGCCGGAAAAGATCACACGCCCCTGGTGGCTTACTCCGCAACTTGGGAATCCAACTGATCTAGACCAGCCCAGAGAGAACTTGCTTGTGATAGACTGGTGTATTGGCGCAACTATGCACCTAGCAATGAAGCAGTTGTCCTTCTTCACTATTAGAGCGAACGTCCCTCCGTTTACATGGATCACACCACCCATGGGGTGGTTGTTTATCGGTTGGTCCCCGTAGGTTGGGTCTAAGGGATTTGCGGTTCCATACCCCGCAACTGTTGGATCTGCCACATCTCCCCGGACATAGGTATCGAAATAGTCCAGGTGACTGTCTGGTATGTGGTCTCCGATCTCTTCAGCCGGTATGTTACCCACCCATAGGATACACGTATCCCCTGCCAGTATCTTCCTGTACATACCAGGGATCGCCTCAGGCGTCGAAGAGGAGTATTCGAGGTATAACCTAGAAATGGTGATCGTGGGTAGCAACTCTTTAGTTCTTTTATCCCGTAGCCGGAAGATGACATGAGGACCGTTACTTGCGGCGTTAGCCGTTTCGGAACCACCACCGGCTCCTGGCACTGAGCCTCGCCATGTAGGATAGTAGGCGTTGTTCCAGTTGGGTAGGTACCCCCCGGTCATCGGGTAACAGACCAAGTGTTTCTCGTCCAATTCCGCGGGTTCTAACCCGGAAGCCGACCCCGTCAGTGCGACCATGGCATGGCATAGAAAGTTCTTGCCGCCAGTAGTGTAATCCTGTTTTCCTGAGCCAGCCTTGGTGACAATGCAGCCAACCATCTGGTTCAAACCTGCCGGACAACCCGAACCTTCGATGGTTGTATTCTGTAGTATTACCCATGGTGGGGCGCATTTGTGGTCTAAGTTACCATTTAGGGTAGGAGGGTTCGGGAACGGATACCCCGGCTTGTAACCAGCAGCCGAATAATGGTTTGGGGTGGCATTGGCACCATACCAGGCGTTCTGTTTCGGCGGTTGTGCGTGCGTGAAGTGGAGTTCCGATACTGGTAACGGGTCCATTACCCACGGGCCGTCCCAGTCAAGTGGATCACTGACGTTCGTTGGGAACCTGTATTTCGGATCTGGGGGGTTGCCGGGGTTCCATCCAGTAAAAGAGGCTCTCTGACACTGGGCCTTTCTGGGGCTTTTAATCGAGGTGACTATCGCATACACACCACGGTTATCGTCCCCCCACCGGGTATTCCCATGCTCCTTCCCCTTTAGGTACCACTCCGCTGCCGATTCGTACCAGGGTCGCTTCACTGAATGCCCAATCCGGTATATGGCCCCAACGTCGTCCTCCCCGAACCAGTCTCTTGTGGTCTCCAAGAACCACCCCCCACCCGTTGAGGCTGTAGTCACTACCATGGAGAACCGCTCGCCCTTTGAGTACTTGACTGCTGGTGAGCGACCTGCACACTTGTACGGGCTGGTGTTTAGAGTGACCTTACCAGTCTCATTGTCAGTTGTAGCGTACACCTGTATCGGTGCTTCGTCGGGGTGCATGACTATCAGCAGTTGCTCGTGCTGGAAGTACTGCAACTCTGGTAGTTGTTCGGCAGTGAAGTTGTGTAGTCCGAAGATCCCCGTGTACCCGTTGCTTAACCCCGCAGTGTTTGTGCCTGGGGGGAAGTATTTAATCGGTGAGACAGCCGCTGATGGGGACTTGAATGGTAGGTTGGACTTCTCGAACTCAGTCCAGATCGAATCAGCGGTCGGTGCATCCTCGCCTACCGACGTTATAAACTCGTTGTTGACCACAGCCCTGATAACGCCCCAGGTGTCGGTGCCATTATTCAAGACCTCAAACACAAGCACGTAAATGTCCGACCCATGCACCATTGAGATCAACTTGCAAGCGTCAGAGGTGTAGGTTTGGTCGGCTTCATCTGGCTCAGTGGTAGAGAACGCAGTGTCGTCAATGAACCGGGTTCCACCACGCTTTTCTATTGACCCAGTGGACGACACAATGGCACCCTCGACCTTACGGCAGGATGCTTCATAGACCTGGGGATTGGCTAACCCGTCAAGCCTCGGGGATACCTCACCATTACGAAAACTGACCTGTGGATACCACAAACTACCCCCTATACCTTACGTCAACCAATGCAGTTGAAGAGAAGTACCTCCCAGAGGACTCTTGCCCGTCAATGCCCTTGGCCTTGAGCAACGCCTCTCGATACTTCTGCTCTATGAGAGCAATCTCGCTTGCGCTCTTCCCGAAGTTGGCCCCGACAAATGCCGCAAGCCCCAACCCAGCAGCATGCCTCATGGCAGGTGATAGGAGGTGAATGTAAGCGTCACCAACGTCAAAAACGTACTCAAGTTTGGCTGTGGCCTGATTCGTGACCAAGCATCTGGTCTTTACCGGGGTAGCGGCGGTGTTAGCAACAATCTCGATCTCCCACTGTACCTCCTCTGACGATTTGGGCTGGTTGGGGTGGCCGTTCAGGGCTAACGCCCGTATGTAGTCAGAGGGCAGGGAGAACACGTTTGACCACCTAGTGGAGTCTTGGAAGTCTGAGTCCACCAGTGCAGTGAGGACGGCTGTAGTCTTGCAGCCATTCCAGGCGTGATCGCTAATGAACTGCTGCCTGAAATCATCCCAAACAGCGTCGATAAGTTTTGCCTGGGCCGTGCCGTCAACCTGACCAGTCACCTGCCCCACACCCAGTTGGGTAAGTCCAATGTTCCATATATCTTCGACTGCCATGTATTCGCTCCTCTTTAGGAAAAGGTTTCTCCGTTGGCTTAGAACTCCCCCACGGTTGGTAGACCTGTCAAGATCGCCAATACCGTCAATAGTAACAGATAATATGTGCGTAGCAGCCGATATATAGGGTCCATTTGGGAATCCCGTTAGTGGCTGTACCAGTATAGGGGCGTTATCCTGGTCAATCAAGTAGTGGACGTAGAACGACCCGATTATCGACCTGGACGGCGAGATTACAATCTCCGGTATCGTTGTATCTTGAAGATCCAGATCCTGGACAGCGGATAGGATAGCACGAGTGCCTGTAAACGTCACATCTGCGGCTGCGTCTGACAACTCAAGGATCTGTCCTGCAACTAGTATGGGACTCGAAGCCTGGACTACGATGGCCTGGTCGTTGTCTTGCAAAAACCAAGTAGTCCCAAATGACGATTCCGGTGTTGAGGTTAGTATCGGGAGGAAAACAACTACGCCATTCCTGACGGTAAAGGCCAACGCCTGGACTGTGATGGTCTCTGCGTTGTCTTGCAAAATGCCGATGGACGTTATTTGCGCTGTCCCTGTCGGAGGAGCGTTAATCTGCACCTTGGCAGACCCTGAACTGGATGGGCCAAAGACCAAGTTGAGGATCTTGAAACGTCTGAGCGTTGGTACGTTGGGGAAGATGTCTATGGTCCTGGCAGTGTCTCCCAGACTGTGCGTCTGGACGGCAGACAGAACCCCACTACTACTTACGGATACAGAGTCAGATCCTGACAGAGAATGTTGAGAAATAGCAGAAATAATGCCGGAGTTGTTCACCCGAACAAAGTTAGGTGTGTCGGCTAGTTCATGTGTCTGAACATCCGTGAGGGTGCCAGAAGTTGTCACTGATACGGCGGTGGCTGTGTCCGCTAGGCCGTGCGTCTGAACCGCAGTTAGGCTACCTGTAGTGGTGACAGATACTGGGCTGGCCGTGTCTGCTAGGTCGTGCGTCTGAACCGCAGTAAGGCTACCGGAGGTAGTAACACGGACAAAGTTGGGTGTGTCGGCTAGATCATGTGTCTGAACCGCAGTCAAGTCGCCTGTAGTGGTCACAAGAACAGGGCTGGCTGTGTCCGCTAGACTTAGTTCTGATACAACAGTTAGGCTACCAGAGGTGGTAACTAATACCGGGGTCGCTGTGTCTGCAAGGTCTAGATCCTGAACAGCAGTCAGGCTGCCTGTGGTGGTAATGGATATGGGGCTGGCTGTGTCTGCTAGGGAATGGACACCTGAGGAGGTGATGGACCCGGAGGTGGTCACAAGAACAGGGCTGGCTGTGTCCCGCAGACCTAGATCCTGAACAGCAGTTAGTGTAGCCCGTGTTTGGGTTACGGCCACCGCAGTCGCTGTATCGGCAAGTGAGTGTGTGGTCGTCGCTGAAGCAGAGGTAAGCGTACAGGCTTGTTCAGCGTTCAGGGTGCCGGTGTTGTCGTTCCACCACTTGGCACGGAACTCGTAGGTGACACCCGAACCTGTTGCAGACCCCATACCCAGTGCAAAGTGGACCTCAGTCCACCCCTCATCACATTCAACATCGAAGTCGAGGCGGTTTGACGTCTCGTGCTGCCTACCAGATGCTACATAACCAGAGGGGATGCCGCTAGAGGGGGCTGTGGTGACGTACATAAGGCTAGTCACAGGTTCGTCATGCACGCACACTGTGTTGGGGGTTATGTATGGGCCAGCAACGGTGCTTGACATTGCTACGTTAGACCAGCCAGTCCCGCCACCTCGCACACGTGCTTGCAACCTGCACGCCCCGTTACGTTTGTCCCCGTCCTTGAAGACATCGCCCTCGTCCTTGGCTGCTGTGCAGAATGTGACGAGTTCAGACGTGGAGGTTAGGGTGTAGTCAGCGTCCTCTGCAACGCCGCTGATCTGTCCAGGCTTGCCAGCCAGACCAGTGGGCATCCGTATCCATGCACCTGCCTGAGCGACCATTGAAAGCCCCTACCCACAGGTTATTACGAGATCCCCCGCAGCAATCTGTACTGTATCTCCCGTAGTTACAACAGCCGAAGAGTCCCACGTGCCAGAGATAATCCGGTTGCTGTCGGCCACCCCAGCAAGGTTAGCGGCGATATGGATTGCATACCCGACTATTGTTCCCCAGGCCGGTGAGGTGGTGGCACTTGCGGTGAATGTTATAACCCCAACATTTGTCAGTGTCGCCCCAGTGGTGTCTTCAGCAGTGGAACTTGTTGGTCCCCAGGTCACCAGTGTTGGATCGTAGTTTTGTCCAAGACACTCCGTACCACCAGTGCCGTCGTCGCCGGGTTCTGCGCCAGTATACAACGATATGAAGCACGTGCTGTTCGCCAGGATACCAGCACTGCTGCCCCGTAAAACTGCGTTCAAGAATGCGCTCTCCCCGATATCGGTTGCGCCAGCCATTAGTCCTCCCTCACTTTGAATCTGTTTACCGGCAAAATGAACTCTTCGTCCACGGCTATAAGCCGAGTGTCGTCGAACGCCTCCCAGTATAGCAGGTTACCATCCGCAGAAGCGTCCCAAATCCCAATACCCAGAACTACCAAATCGACCCAGGTGGCTGCATTTGACGTTGTCCACGATATGGTTGCTTCGTTTGACCGGAACCGCAAGTTGCCCTCTGTCTGAAGGGCCGACCAGTACGGATCACCCGCTCCGGCGTTGGGATACACACGTATACGATCCGTCCCGTCACCGTCCCACTCTTCGCTAGGCAGTATGCCAGCAGCACTGTCGCCCGTTGGGAGTGTCTTGAACAAGTTGACCCATGTTTCGGGGAAGCCAGCGGCTGAAACTCCAGTTAGCATGGATAGAACCCTATCACACAGAAACTGAGTCTTTCCAGCCACGGGCCTCCCCTAACATCGCTAGTCAGCGCAAGGAATGACGATCATCTGCTTCGGGTCCATGCGTGCGGCACCCAGTCCGAAGTTGTGGTAACACTGCAAGGAGTATCCACGTTGTGGAATCTCATCAAAGCGTACAGTCACATCATTGGTCATTCCGAAGACACCAGCAGACTCTGCGTACATGTATGCGTAGTGTCCAGTGCTTGTGGTGAATGTGCTACCGGACGATCCAGTAAGAATGGTCTCGCCACGAGTGATTTGGTTACACACACGGAACGAAACACCCAGGAAGTCAACCGGCTGACCGCTCTGCAATGGACGCAACGCATTGTAGTCAGCACTGGTGTACTGAGCCTCATGCATCATGTTCACAACGTCAGCGGGAGATACCACGCAGTGGATCTTTGTTCCTTGCGGAAGACCCCCTGTATGGAGAACCTGAAGACCAATGAGAACCTTTCTCATGTGGAATCCAGTCGAGGCAAGGCCACTTGCATTCTCAGTCAGCAATGCGGGCCAAACAGCAGTGGAAGCAGCGTCAACCACATTGTCCAGCACCTGTCTGCTCTGTTGACTCAGTGGTGCAAGATCACCGAGGATGATGTGCTGGCAACCGTTCTCACCAGCAGCAGAGGCGTTGGCATCGACCGCTGCACCCAGTGTTCCAGTGATGTTGTTTCCAGCAGCACTTGCTATACTGGGAGCAGTATCATTCAGCGCATCGGCCTCTGCTAATGTAGCCCCGTAGTTGAGATCGGTATCCTTGCGGAACCCTTGGAGGAACTTGCGCCTAGCAACATTCCCGCCATCAGAAGAGACTACGTCTGACTGCAACAACGTGCCGTTGACCGTTGAATCTTCAATCAATGCAGCCAGAATCACGTCGTCCTTTTTGCGGTTGAATGCAGCGACCACGTTCTGTGCGTATTGACCATCGGGGCGAACCGCACTCGTCACGGGGATCAAACAGTTCGGCGTACTCCCAGAACTCAGGCACAACTGTCCTGCGCTCGACCGCTGTCATCTCGTAGTTGATGTCGCCGTCTCCCGTGTTGTTGCCGTACTGCTGACCACGATCACGCTGAACGAGGTCTACACCCTTGTAGGAATCAAGGTTCAGTGGGTCGCCTTGCAGTTGCTCAAGCAACAACGTGTCGCTCAACACAGACTCAGTGGTCTGAGTTTTCAAACGAATCATGTCACTGTAAGCCTCTTTGAAAAGACCTACATAGTTATCAAACTCTCCTGTACTGGTTCCAGGCCAGGAGGATCCAGAGGTTGGGTAAGCCATTGAATGGCTCCTTTCGACAAAAGTTTAGTCTCTTGTCGGAAGGTTGTCCGTACCCACGGGCCTCCCTTGGCAACTACGTATGCCCCACACAGCAGTCTTTCCTGCGGTCAACCCGGCCCGTAGGTTATCGAGTGCCCGTTATTATCACCCATGGTGACGAATGTAGAGCGGGTTGCCTAGAAACTATACTTAGGCTGTAGCCTTGGGTCAGCAGCCCCAGTGTACCCGGCCTCCGATAGTTTAGCAAACAGCGTGTAGTACTCCTGCGTAACCTTTTCGTTTGCAGGGTTATGCCTGTCTGCGAACTCATCGCCCTTGAGGATCTCACGTATCCGTGCTGCTGCCTCACGCATTTCGTTTTCCGGGTCCGAAGCAGCCTCGCCGGTGTCTGGTGACGAATCGTCTGCCATTAGATTTCCAACCTCTCGTAAAAGTTCGTATGCTTGTGGATTTTTCAGGTCCAGTGAGTTTACCATGTCGCTCAGTGCTTCATTCTTCGTCAGGTGGTCCCGACCCCTTTTCGCTAACTCCAGGTACTCTTCGTACTTTGAACCGTAGGTTGCCTGTAAGTGAGTGTGTCCTTCCTCCAGCGACTTCTTCGCCAGACCCTCCAGTCCCTCGTTTGCCGCCTTCTGGGCTGCCACAAATGCATCCCACTGAGTCT